ATCAGACATAGAAATACCTAGTAAGTTTCCTTGTTCTTGAGCAGCAACCATAACATCCGAAAATTGATTTGCCGTAGCAGTTGCCGCAGCTAATGCTGCCCTGGCTTTATCTGCTGCTAAAACTTGTGCCATTGTTGCTTCAACAACTTTTTGAATACCACTAACTAGTAAATTTGTTAAACTAAACGCCTCTTTAAAATTAAGATTAAAAGTTTTTTGTGCAGCCTCATTATCTTTTAAGGTTTTACCAACATTAATAAATGTCCCTAGAAATGTCTTGCTTAAGTTATTATTAATACCAAGTGCCCCTGCTATGTCTCCAAATAATTGTTTTTGGTCTTTACCATACCTTTTTTGCGCTTCTTGTAATTCATTCAGTTTTTGAAATTCAAGTATAAGATCTTGAACGCTTTGTGGTAAATCATCAAACTCTTTTCCCATCGATTCTGCACCAGATTTCATTTCATTTATGATTTTAGTGATTTCAGCAGATTTGCCCGAAAATTCTTCGAGTCCGTTTAATTGTTGTGCGATTGATGCTTCAATTATTTCAAGGTCTGCTATTCTTTTATCTTCAATTTGATCAAATAAATCAAAAAACTCACTTTGAGCTTGATTCAGTCTTATTGTTTGATCAAGCTCTTCAGTGGTTAAGTTAGAAATTTCTCTTCTTCTATCAGTTATTTTATCAAGTGTATCAAGTAAATCTCTAGCAGCTTCGTTTTCTTTTCGTATTTTTTCAGCACTCACCTTTAATCCTCCTAGTCTCTAAAAGGCCAAGGTAAATTGGTCTTTTCTGTGAAATCGGCAGCGGCAGCATCCAAGCGTTGTTTAATTTCTTGAGTATCCTCGTGATCTTTTCCAAGCTCAACATGTGATTCAAGATATTCTTTTTCAAGACTTAAAACTTTAGCATAAGCCCTAACATCTTGGTATTCTCCACGAATTACAAACTTGATTTCGTCTGCTTCTTCTTCGTTTAAATTAGCTATAACATTAGTATCTTTACCATACATGTACTTAAGTAATTTTTTATTCCAAAAACCCCACATTTTTAAGAAAGATTCCTGTAATACGCGCTTTTTAGTTAAATCAATTTGGATCACTTAGGCCCCTCCATCATTACATAAATAGTCATGAATAATAAATGCTCGTACAAGTACTATCGTGACTTTTTACGAGCTTTTTCTATTTCTTTGGCTTCCTCATCAAATTGTTTTTGGAGTCGCTCAACAAACCAGTTACGAAGCCCTACTGGTAAATTGTAAGCCTCAATGAAACTCCAGCCACCATAATGTTTTAGAACAAAAAATTGCTCATACATTGCTTCCGAATATTTCTCGGTCAGGCCAAAAAAAGTCGATCCCAAAGGGGATCTGCACCTCCTGTTCATTACCACACTCTTTACAAACAAGAGTTTCTTTTATTTCAACATTTGGCGTCATGGCCCTTAAGCAAATTTTCAAATGTCTAACATCAATAGAAGTTAAGCGATCAATAACCATTTCAATAACTTCTGGTTCTTTTACATCACGGATCATAACAATCATTCTTTTTAACTGCTCAGTGGTTATACTACGATCTTCGCTCTCAAAATTGTCAACAAGATAAGTTGTTAGATATTTTTCATCGACACTAGTAAAAACCCTAAAGGTCACTTCTAGCTGAGATTTTGGCATAATCGTAGTAAAGTATCCATTGTCTAATTTTTGAATTTCAAGTCCTTCTGGGATATCCAAACCAGAAAAACTTGTTTTATTTAAATCAAAAACCATTTCATTTTCAGTACCACACTTAGAGCAACCAACAACTGCCTCATAAGCAACTCCGTAAGCACTAGCTCGTGCTGCAATAATGATAGCATTTTTGTCACCAATAACAAGATCATCCACATTAATGTGCTCATCTAAAATTATACTTTGAACAAACCTATCAATTGCAACACCCTTTTTAATAAGAGATTGGTTTGTTAAAATATCTTCATCTTTCGCCGTCATAAAACGAATCTCAATAGAGTCTTTCCCTCTGAGAGGATGACCCTTTGGGTATAATTGGCCTTTTGATGGTAAATCAACAAACTCAGTTGGTGTTACAAAATCTAACAAATCGTTTACAATCGATTCACTTGTATCAGCCCTTGAATTCCCAAGCCTACTTTTATTTCTACTCAATTTTCACCTCATAAAATTTTTGCATAGTCATAAGTTATAGTTATTGATAACTCAACTAATTCATCGCTACTATAATCAAAACGACCAAAATCTATCCTACTTATAAATGCACCTTCTAATTGCCACTGTAATTTTTTCTTACCATCAGCGTTTAATTGTTGAAAGACAAACATTTGATCTTTGCCGTCTAAGCCTGTTTTAGATAGTGTATTTACTTTTAAATTAGGTGTACCATAGCCAGCAACTTTTAAAAAGTTGTAAAGTCTTCTTGTTTGATCGTTATCGCCACCTGGATCGACAAGTGTAACGGTTATTGGTCTCCACCTTACAATCCCAGGATAATTAAACTCATGATTAAGAAGTTGATACTGATTAGAGTCAATTTCAGCGGTGGGCTGTTCAACTGTCTTTGCCCACCACCAAACAGAGTCTTTTCCTGGCGTATCAAGAATTTTAAACCTAAATGTTCTTAGTGGCTCAACTTTGCTATTTTTCCAAAAAGACATTAATCACCTACTGGTTATAAGTACGGTTTGTAACACCAGAGCGACCTGCTTTACTAATTTTACAAGTGGCCCAATCATAAGCAAATGTCATTTGGATGTTTCTTAAATCATCTGATTCATAAGCAAATTGATCTAAATTAACATCTACTAATTGAGGATTGTTGAGTATCCAAGTCTCGACAGCAGTACCAGCAGAGTCAATAACTTGTATTTCTAATTGGGTCAAGCCACTAGTTACTGCCTTCTTTTTACTAATAGTGTCATACTGGCTGGATTCTTTTACTCTATAACCAGAATCTTCCAGAAGTTGCATTACAATTTGTGTTGCATCAGGATCAGATGGATCAACCATTGTCATTGTAATATTTTGCCATTTAATTTTTCCTGGGAATTTATAAACATTATCTAGATAACTATGTTCAACAGGAGACTGCTGAAAATTTGGAATCTGTACATCTTTTGCCCACCAGTATGCCCGTGATGTTGTAGCGTTGGGACCTGCAAAGATAATTTTAAATCTAAATTTTCTTTTTGGCTCAACTTTATTTTCTTTCCAAAATGTGCTCATAATTGTATAACTCCTTCAAAATAATTAGTGATCACTCAAATTCTACACCAGTGTTACTGATGATAAAGTCGATTGCAATGAACTCAATGGCTCTAGCTGGCTTAATGAAAATTTGAGCATACATGATGTTACGATCAATTAAGTCAGGAGTAGTTGTGGTTTCGTCAAGAACAATCTTAAAATCTGTAACTCCAAAGTTCGACTTTACACTTTGAAGAACAGCACTCGCTTGTGCATTAAATCTAGCAAAAGTTACATCAACGGCTTGATCAAACAAAAGATCTCTGGCAATAACGCCAATACGCTTCTTAATAAAGATCATCAATCTACGAACGTTAATTCTATCTAGAGCTGAAGCTTGTAACTGTAGTGTTTTCTGTCCAAATATAACAGGTCCACCAGCAGCAGTAAAGTTAGCGATTGGGTTAATTTTAGCACTATAAAGATCATCTCTTTCTGCTTTTGTTAGAGTCTCCCAGGTGCCGTTAACTTTTGGACCTCTAGGGCCTCCAAGTTGCTCAAGACCACCTCTATTAAAGCCGGCAGGTGCAAACCAAGGCTGTGAAGCTCTCTCTGATGCTGCAATGGCTCCAATGGCTGCGACAGATGGTG